TTTATTGTATGGTAGTTTAGTTGAAGCTTATACTTTTATGAAAGGTGAAGCTGATGTTTTAAATAATTATAAAGAAAGATTTTCTTTAGCAATAGAAAGATTAAAAGTATTAGGTGAAGGTAGAGATACTAAAGATAATTACAGATCAGGGTCATTAAGAAAACAAGTAAGCTAATGCTTCAAAAACCAATAGAAGAGTTGGAAGGTAAAAGTATTGCCCTAGTTGCAATGGGTCAGAGTCAGATAGACTTTCATTTATCTCAGGTTCACAGTCATAAGTTTGATGAAGTATGGGCAGTAAATGCAATGATTGGAGTCCTAAAACAAGTGGACAGAGCATTTATCCTTGATCCAATGAGTAGATTTCTTGACACAGAAGATGCTGGTAATATGACCTCTATGATGAGAGATATTTTACCAAAGATAGAATATCCTATTTATTCTTGTCAGTTAGATGATAGAGTACCTGCTGTTGAACATTACCCATTAGAGCCTATAGTAAATTACGCAGGTAGCGCATACTTTAATAATACAATAGCTTATGCAATAGCCTTTGCTTTGTGGTCAAAAGTCGGTCAACTATCTATATTTGGTGTAGATTTTACATATAAATCTAATATGCACTTTGCTGAAGCTGGAAGGGGATGTGTTGAATTTTGGATAGGAAACTGTATAAACAAAGGAATAAGTATTGCTATTGCGCCTAGATCATCTTTATTAGATACAGATGTTCCATTAATAGAAAAACTATACGGGTATCACAGATTAGATGATCCTGTAGTAACATATGAAGATGAATCAGGTATTAAGGCTTGTCATTGGTCGCAAGTTGAAAAAGAAGAAGAGAGTAAACCTGTAGGTATGATAGGAAGAAAAGATTTGGAATTTCAACCTGTTGAGCCAGAAAAATACTAACTGGAGAGTTTAGTGAATACAGATAAATTTGAAATGTCAATAGGTAATTTAGGAGTAAAGACTACTCACAATAGAGGACACTCTGTTGAAGAAATCGCAGATATGGCTGTATCAAGATTGGTTTCTATAAGCGATACAGCACCAGATCAAATTAAAGCACAGGCACACGCTTTTAAAAATCAGTGCCACATAGTAGTTACTTATTACATGAAAGAGGCTATTAAGAATCATATGTGTACTATAGGTAATCAATTAGAACAACAAGGTCATTCTGACCTAGCCAATATCATTAGGAGATTATAATTATGGCTATCACCCAAGCTATGTGTACTTCATTTAAAGGGGAGCTTTTAGAAGGAGTGCATAATTTTAAAAACTCAGGCGGCAATACTTTTAGACTGGCTTTATATACAAGTTCAGCTACCATGTCTGCTTCTACAACTGCTTATTCAACAAACCAAGAAGCTAGTGGTACTAACTACACGGCTAAAGGCGAAAGTTTAACTAGAGTTGATCCAACGACATCAGGCACAACTGCATTTACAGATTTTGCAGACCTTACATTTGGAACAGCTACTGTAACTGCAAGAGGATGTATGATATTTAATGATTCAGCATCAGGCGATCCTGCCGTTGCAGTTTTTGATTTTGGTGCTGATAAAACCTCAACAGCAGGTTCATTCACGATTACATTTCCAACCGCAGATGCAAGTAACGCTGTTATAAGAATAGCGTAATAGTTTTATGGCTTATGTATCTGGCTGGGGTCGCAGTACATGGGGTTCTGGAGCTTGGAATGAGCCTAGCGCAGTAACACTTACAGGTCTTGCCGGAACAACAGCATTAGGTGCTGAAACAGTAACTGGCGATGCCAACATAGCTGAAACAGGTGTAGCGGCTACTGGTGCAATAAGTTCACTCACTATAACAGGTGTAGCTAATGTTGCAGAAACAGGAGTTGCTGGAACTGGTGCAATTTCAAGTGTTACTCCTAGCGGTGCAGCTAATGTAGCTGAAACTGGATTAGCAGGAACAGGAGCAGTAGGAACTGTTATTGCGGCAGGTATCGCAATTACAGGAGTTAGCGGAACTGCATCTACAGTATCTCAGGGTGATGAAACTGTAAGCTGTGATGCTAATATTTATCCTACAAATGTAGTAGGAACAACAGCTTTAGGCACTTTAGGATTAGTAACTAATAATGTTATTTCAGTTACGCAAAATGCAAGTACGGGTTCTATTGGAGATTTAAGTGTTAGCGCAATATCAAATTTAACCCTAACAGGAGTATATGCAACTGGAGCATTACAGAATTTATTAGTATGGGGAAATGTAGTTCCCGGACAGACAACAACTTATAGTGAAGTTTCTACTTCACAAACACCTAATTATAGCGAAGTATCAACATCACAAGACCCAGATTGGGAAGATATGGCAGCTTGATGATATAATTTTATAGAGGATATATTATGGCAAGTACATACGTTAATGACCTAAGACTCAACGAAATGGCTACTGGAGATGGTAGTGGAACTTGGGGTACAACAACAAATACCAACCTAGAGCTTATTGCTGAAGCGTGGGGTAGTGGTTCAGAAGGAATTACAGGAACTACACACACTATAACAATGGCAGATGGCGCAAGTGATGCTGCCAGAGCTTATGCGCTAACGCTAACAGGTTCAACTACTGCATTAAATACAGTTACCCTAGCACCTAATACAGTTAATAAGACTTGGATAATTCAGAACTCTGCTGGTTATGCAGTTTCAATATCTCAAGGTACAGGCGCAAATGTCGTAATACCAAATGGCGGTATTAAGATGGTTGTTTGCGATGGTGCTGGTGCTGGCGCAGCAGTTACTGACGTACTAGATATGACAGGTGGTACAGGTAACGTAGGACTAGGTTCTGGTAACTTAGGTACAGCCTTAACGACAGGAACAGATAACGTAGCAATAGGTGAAGCATCACTTGATGCAGTAACGACTGGCTCAGATAATACAGCAGTTGGCGATAATGCTGCTGGTGCTTTAACTACAGGCTCAAACAACGTGGCAGTAGGCTCTGGAGCTTTACTGGTAGCAACCACAGCAGCAGATAATACTGCGGTGGGAACACTAGCTTTGACCGCGAATAGTTCTGGTACAGACAATACAGCCGTTGGATATGCTGCTGGTGATGCGGTAACGACAGGTTCTGACAACACTTTGGTTGGAGATAATGCTGGTGGCGCGATAACAACTGGTGGTGATAATACTGTGGTCGGCTCTGGCGCACTAGCTACTGAAGATGGTAATGGACAAAACGTAGCGGTAGGATCAGCAGCGTTAGCAACATTAAATGCTGGTGCAGATGCTGGCAACGTAGCGGTTGGCTATCAAGCCTTAACTGCTGCAACTACTGGTGTTGACAACGTGGCAGTCGGTTTTCAAGCTGGAGATGCTGTCACCACAGGTTCAGATAACACATTAATCGGAGATAGTGCTGGTGGAGCTTTGACTACTGGCGGAAATAATACAGTTTTAGGTTCTGGTGCATTAGCAGCAGCAACCACAGCAGCAGACAACACCGCAATCGGACAAGCAGCATTAGCTGCCAATACTTCTGGAACAAATAACACCGCAGTTGGATTTAATGCGGGAGATGCAGTAACAACAGCAAATAACACAACTGTAATAGGCGATAATGCTGGTGGAGCAATAACTACTGGATCAGGGAATATTGCTATAGGTCCAGATTCTTTACTTGCTACGACAACCCAAGCAAACAATACAGCAGTCGGTTTAGATGCGCTTAAAGCTAATACCGCAGCAGATAACACCGCAGTTGGTTCTGGTGCTTTAACAGCTAATACCACAGGAACAAACAATACTGCGGTTGGTTTTGCTGCTCTTGATGCAAACACCACCGCAAATAACAACACCGCAGTCGGAGATAATGCACTTGGGGTTAATACAACAGGTGCTGGTAATACAGCGATGGGTCCAGATTCGTTAGCAGCGAATACAACAGCAAGTAACAACACAGCAATCGGCTTAGATACTTTAAAAGCAAACACCACCGCAGACGGCAATACCGCAGTTGGCTATAGAGCTTTAACTGCAAACACAACTGGCGGTTCAAACACAGCAGTCGGTATGGATGCTGGATTTACTGCAACTAGCTATGATGCAACTTATATTGGGTATCATGCTGGCAGACTTGCCGATGCAGTAGGTTCTACTCTA